CCAGCGGGTGTTCTTTGAGTATGTCCATTGGGAAGACTACCGTGAAAGCCCAGCGAAGCGGCCAGAGGATGTCCGGTGGAAAGCCAGACGGCATCTGATGACACGGGATGACCTAGAAGAGCTTACGCCAGATCAAGCCGACAAAGTGCCGCTGAATTGGAGTCCGACAGAGAGCAGCAACTACGAGGCTGACGATGTATTCCGACGCGCAGAGGTATGGGAAATCTGGTGCGATAATACCCGTAAAAGGTATTACGTTGTGCAAGGTTATCCAGCCATCCTGTTGGAAGAAGAAGACCCGTATGAGTTAGAGAACTTCTTTCCTACCCCGAAGCCCATCGTCTGCATCAAGACAAACGGCACGGGCGTTCCAGTGCCAGAGTTTCGGTTGTATGAAGACCAAGCCGATGAGCTAGACAGAATTACCACACGAATCGCAAAGCTCACGGACGGATTACGGCGTAGGGGTATTTATGATGGGTCGGTTCCTGAGTTGGCAAAACTTGCAGAGGCGGCTGACAATACTTTCGTGCCAGCCGATAATTATGCGAATCTGGCTCAAAAGGGCGGTTTGGCCAATGCGATGCAGACTGAGGACATATCGCAGACGGCTGGCGTATTGTCCGGTCTTTACCAACAACGGGCGCAGCTTATCCAGACTATTTATGAAGTCACGGGGATAAGTGACGTTATCAGGGGTTCCACAAATCCAAACGAAACGGCGACGGCCCAAAGGCTGAAGGGTCAGTTTGGGTCAATGCGCCTCAAGCAGAGGCAAGACCAAGTTCAGCGGTTTGTCCGTGATTTGTATAGGATTCGGGCTGAGTTGATTGCGGAACACTTTCAACCCTACATTTTGCAGAACATGACTGGGCTACAAGTCACGCCTGAGATGATGCAAATCATGCGCTCCGACAAGTTGCGGTCTTATCGGATTGACATAGAGACAGACTCAACGGTGTTTGAAGATGCCCAGATGGAACGTCAAAGCCGCATAGAGTTTGTGAATACGTTGGGTGCCTACATGGAGAAAGCGTTAGGCGTTGTTCAAGCGGCTCCCGAATTAACCCCGATAGCGTTCCAGGCGATGGAGTTTATGGTGCGCGGGTTTAAGATTGGCAGGGAGTTTGAAGACCTTATTGATGAGGCCAAGCAAAACGCCATGCAGTCCCTACAACAGCAACAACAACAACAGCAACAGCCTGACCCCGCCATGATGATGGTTCAGCAAAAGGCGCAGCTAGATCAGGCTGAGTTGCAACAGAAGGGCCAGTTAAAATCGGCAGAGATGCAGCAAGATATGCAGATCGAACGCGCCAAGATGAATCAGGAAGCTCAGATTGACCGAGAAAAGATGATAGTCGATGCAGAGATTGCAAGAGAGAAGATAATGACCGACGCCGAAGTTGAGTTAATGAAAAGCACGGGGCTGATGTAATGCGGACAACTTATGTCTATGACAACGGTAGACTTGTTGAAAAGGGCGCAAGAGAGAGGCGCACAGGTTATTCGGTCATCAGTGACATCGAGCCTTTTACGTCACCAATTGACGGGTCAGTATTGAGTTCACGTTCTCAAGTGCGGGAGCATGAGCGCAAGCATCAGGTGAGGCAGTGTGGAAACGACTACACCTCATCTGAAAAACCAAGCTGGTGGGATAGTCGGCATGGCTGACATATTCGACAGGTATATTTTGGATTTGCCAGCAGAAATGCAATACCGGCAGACTGAACTGCCTGTCGAAACACAGCGTGAAATGATGGCGTTTCTTTTGCGGTCGCCGTGGCTGGCCGGGATACAAGACACAATTCAACAGAATGACCAAAAGTTTATTCCCAAAGAAGAATTGCTCGGTCAACTACTAGACAATCCAGATTATGATTATGGTGGGGCATACTTGGCGCGAGGCGAAAGTATGTTTGGAGTTGACCCAGCATCAGGAACACATCACGGGTTTTCACGGACCCCAGAGGGTAGGTTCCTAAAAGCGCCAGACCACAGCACAAGCTGGAAAGAAATTTTTTATAACGAAATGGGCTTTTCGCCTGACACGGCAAAAGAAAGCCCGCACCCCAGCATGACACGAACGGAAGCTGCGCGAGTGTTAATGCAACGATAACGCCGCGTTAGCGGTAAACACAAACGGAGAAGATAATGGCTGACAGCACTCCTGAAGAGGAGTCGGCGGGTCAAGACGTGCCTGAAAAGGACACCGCTGACGTATTGGACGACATGCTTACCAAGAGTTTGGATGAAGCATTTACGGAGGAACCCGAAGAGCCTCAAGATGACGGGTCCACCTCTGAAGAAATAGAGGCTCAAGACGAAGACACCGCCCAGGACGAAGCACCTCCACCCGAAGACGTAGAGGCCAGCGAGGGCGACACCGACCATGAAGAAGTGAAAGCGGAAACCCCAGAGGTTCCACCGCTTGATGCACCGCAGCATTGGTCGGCAGCGGATAAGGAGCGGTTCAAAGCAATGCCGCGTGAGGCACAGGACTATGTGCTAGAGCGTGACAAGTCTATGACTGCCGATTATACGCGCAAGACTCAAGATGCCGCGACGATTCGCCAGCAATACGAACCCCTGCATCATGTTTTAAATCCTATGCGTCAGGCTCTTCAACAGTCTGGAATCAGCGAAGCCGAATATGTGGCTAGACTGATTCAAGCGGATAGGAATTTACAACAAAATCCATATGGGGCCATCCAACAGCTTGCGAGGAATGCGGGTATAAATCTTGATGCCCTTGAACAACCACAAGCGGCGACGGTTCAACAACCCGACCCGCAAATGAACGCCTTGCAACAGCAAGTCCAACAGCTTCAAGGATACGTTCAAAACAATGAGGAGCGTCAGGCGCAAGAGCGCCATGTCGGTCTTCAAGGTCAGATTGAGACATTTGCAACCCAATCGGATGCAGACGGTAATTTGGCGCACCCACACTTTGATGCTCTCCGTGTAACAATGGGGCAGCTAATCGAAGCGAATGCGGCGAGTGACTTGAATGACGCTTACTCTAAAGCGTTGCGTCTGGATGACACCTTGTATCAGCAAAGCCTAGAGGCAGAGCGAACCAAGGTGAAGTCGGCAGAGGATAAGCGCCGGAAAGGGGCGGTTGCCAAAGCCAAAAAGGTTCCAACTAGGAGGTCAGCAAACCCACCGGCTGGAACTGTGCAATCGAACAATCTGGACGATATTCTTGGGAGTGCGTTAGACAACGCTGGTCTGTAGGGATTGGCAAACTCACGACTAAGGAGTGTAAGAGATGGCGAGTCCAAACTCTTCATTTACGGAAATCGTGACAACTACCCTCCAGGGCTATTCCAAAGTCCTAGCGGATAACGTCACGAACCATAATGCTCTGATGCGTCACATGGACGATAAGGGCAATAAGCAACCCGCTACGGGTCGCACCATTGTTCAAGAACTTGAATATGCTGTGAACTCCACCTCCAAGTGGTATTCGGGCTATGAGGTTCTTGACACGTCACCAAGCGACGTTTTCACCGCTGCCGAGTTTAACTACAAGCAGTTGGCCGGAAACGTAGTGATTTCGGGTCTTGAAGAAGTGCAAAACAGTGGACGGGAAGCCGTTCACAACCTTCTGAAGTCTCGTATCCGCAACCTTGAGAAGTCGTTGAAAAACACCTTCGCCACGGCAATGTATGCCACCGGCACGGGCAACGACGGAAAAGAGATTGGTGGCCTTCAAAGCCTTGTCGCTGATGCTGGCACGGGTACGGTTGGTGGAATTGATTCCTCAACCTACACTTTCTGGAAGAATCAAATCTATGATTTCTCCGGCGAGAGTGTGACGCCATCGGCTACAACGATCCAAAACGCCATGAACACGCTTTGGCTCTCTACCATTCGTGGTGCAGACAAGCCCGACGTGATTACGGCTGACAATGTCTACTTCACCTACTACTGGAGTAGCTTGCAGACCAATCAGCGGTTTGCATCGGATCGTAAGGCTGCGGCTGGTTTCATGAACTTGCTCTTCATGGACGCTCCGGTGTTCTATGACGATCAGGCACCCGCCAGCCACATGTACATGCTGAACACCGATTACTTGTTCATGCGCCCAGCCTCGGGCCGTGAATTTGTGCCTCTCGGTGAAAAGGCTTCTGTCAACCAAGACGCAATGGTAATGCCGATGGTTTGGGCTGGGAACATGACTTGTTCCAATCGCTCAGTCCAAGGCGTCATTGTAGCGTAAGGGAGGATTGAATATGTACCAGTTAGGTATTGACGAAACTCTCGTTTCCAGCACTTGCGACTTCAAGTTGGGTCAGCTGGGAATGAATGATGGGAGTTCAGCCGTCTACAAGTGGGTGCAGTACGACACCGGATCAGGCTCAGTTGCGGCTGTAGCTGGGAACGTGAGCTACTACTACACTTTGGACGGTTATAAGAATAACCAAGTCACCAGTGACTTGTCGGACTCAGTAGAGATCGGCGCGGGTGTTCTTAAATCGGCTCCTACGGATGGGCAGTATTGCTGGATTCAAATCAAGGGTGCAGCAACTCTGAACACGGCACTAACAGCGGGTGCGGATGGTGATCCTCTCACTCCCACGGGTTCTTCTGACGGTACGTTGGATGTATCTGGGGCGGTGACGGATAACGTTTGCGCGATTGCTGGCGATATTTCTGATAAAGAGATTGCTTGCGATTTCCCGTTCTAACGGATTGGGGGGCTTCGCGCCCCCCTTTCTTTTACTTGTCTCCGCTTTGAATAAAGTGGTCGAGAACAGCGTCATGCGTTTTATCGGTTTCGGTAAGCGCGGCGGCTAAACGAACAATCTGATCGTCCGTTGCAATGGCTTCAAGTTCCATAATGTGTCGGTCGCCACTGGCCTTCATGTTGATGCGAGTTTGTTTAATATCCAATGTCTTTCTCCTAAAGGGTTCACCGCAAAACCCCGGCGCTTGATCCGGGGCTGCGGCGCGTTGAGCGCGATGGGGTTGGGTTTAGAGTATGCCGTGGACCGGCGTAACTTCGACAACCGTTAGGAAGTCATCGTTAGGCTTTGCGGCTTCGGCTTCTTCCCGTGACTTAAAGCGGCGGGAGGTCAACTCTTTGTGCTTGGCGATTGTCGCCTTGCGCTGATCGCTACCGATATAGATGTGGGGCCGAGCGTCAATTCTGAAGTAAGATTTACCGTGTCGCATTTTCTCTCTCCTTGTCTGTGTATGGTTAGAATATAACTGGTTAGCATATAACTGTCAATAGAAAAAGGTAAGAAAATTGGCAACCCCGCAGAAAGGTAAAGCAAAGGTCAAGGTTACAAAGAGTGGCAAGCGCGTTTCGTATGGTCAGGCGGGAAAGGCAAAGGGCGGTGGCCCAAGGGTCAAGCCTGGGACTAAGAAGGGCGATGCCTACTGTGCGCGGTCTGCCGGTCAAATGAAGAAGCACGGCAAAGCTGCCCGTGATCCCAATTCGCCACTCCGACTCTCACGCAAGCGGTGGAAGTGTGCGGGAACCAAATCGAGGAAATCGTAATGGCGCGGACTAAGAAAGAGAAGATTGCAAAGCTCAAGAAACAGAAGCCGGGGCTGTATAGGAACATTGCCCTCAAAAGGCTAGGCGCGGGAAAGACGAAAACCAAACGCAAGCCGGGAACTAAGGGTGCGCCCACAGCGGCGGCATTTCGTGCGGCGGCAAAAACTGCAAAAACGTGAGTCCCTCAATACGAGAAGTTCGGAAAGAAATACGATCATGGTCAAGAGAGGTGTTAGAGGTAGCCAACCCGCATCTATCTGGCATGAAGGCGTGTCCGTTTGCAGAGGCGGGATGGAAGAACGACAAGGTTGAAGTGGTCAAGGGTGGCGGGGTGCAATGCCTCAAGGCAGCAATAACCGGCTTTGACCCATTGTTAAAAGATATGCGGATATGGGTGACGTTTAACCTATCCCGGTATGATTTGTGGGACCGTTGGGTAACGCTTTGGAATCAAGAAAACGCGAAGAACGATTTGCATCTGATGCTATTCCATCCTGAGTACCCGCCAGAGGATGGCGAGGTGTACTTAGTGGACAATGATTGGGAACCAGACTTTGATGACGATTATGTTATGGTTTTTATTCAGAGCCTGAGTGCGCTCAACAAGGCAAGCACCGCTCTGGACAAGACAGGTTATTACGACAAATTTCCAACCCACGTTTACGATTCACTAGTCCTAGAAAGAAGGAGACTGCAAAATGGCTATGGGTAAAAAAGGCGGCATGAAGCGCGGTGGCAAAAAGAAGCCAATGAAGTCGATTAAGAAGATCAAAACGAGGAAGAAGTAATGGCAAAAAATCTCAGAGCGAGGTTTTACGAGGAACAGCGTGAAGTTGCCAAGGTCGTCTTGCTCGAAATTTCTATTGTTGGGGATCAGTCTACGGTTGTCTTGAAGGCCACTGATGCTCACAAAGAAGAGTTCCCGGCTGAGTGGGCGGCGTTT